ACGATATTGTGTGTAGCATGGATAAATATGAGGATAAATCAACATGGCGAATGGAATAAGAGTATTATTTTCAGGAAGGTTTGACCCTCCGCACCCTGGACACATTGCCCAAATAATAAGGCTTGCTAAACAGTACCGGCATGTCGTTGTAGTTATGCTCGATTATCCTGAAAGGGATTATCCGATTGATTATTGTCTTAAAGTCTTCCAGGAATGCCTTCAAGACTGGCCTGTAGAGATAATTACAAATAAGACACACTTCGCTAAAATCACAAAAGAAGACTGGGAATCGTACCTATGTAACGTTTATGCTGGAGGAAATCTCCAGGTTCTCAGACACATTGAGAAGCTAGGTATATCTGTAACTTATGTTGAGAGAGCTTTTAATTATTCTGCTTCAAAATATGAAAGAGTTCTTGCATCTCCAGAAAAATAGATATACTATAGAAGAATGGGCATCTTGTACCGTAAAGCTATCCATTGTCCGAAACGTGACGATCATCCAAGCAAAAAGATACTTTTATTGCTTGGTGATGAAGAAATAAATATATTTTGCAAGGAACACAAATGGCTTCGTATCGAACTGCTCAAGAATGGAAAGCCTATAGACTTTAAGTGCGTAACCTCAAGGATTTCTGAAATTAAAGAAGATACTTACTTTGACTTATCACCGATTCCCGGAATAGCTACCGGAGAGTTTTTAAACAAAAGGAAATGTAAGTGCCCAACGAAAGTCTGAGAAACGGATTAATAAAACTACATAGTAGTGATTATGAAGAAGTCTTTAGAACTTATAATGAGTTCCTTACTGCTTTTCGGGCTGATGAGAAAAATAGAGAACGTTCCTATCGGAACTGGAAACAATACTTTGCCGTAGATTGTGGACAGTGGCCGGAACTAGCCAGGCAACGTCTTAATGAACAAAACCGGCATGCCGCCCAATACAATATCGTTGGCCCCAAAGTAGATGCTTTAGTTGGCTCTCTCATGCAAGAAGCCTGGGAGTTAGACTGGAAACCTGTTGAAGGTACCAGAAATAGTCTTACCGAGTCTGTAAAAGCTTCATATTACACAGATAAAGAGATTTGTGACTATGATAAGAATTTTGAGGCTGTCATTCGTGATGCCATGATTTATCAGGGTGTTCTAAAAATAACTATGAGTGACCGGTACAATCCTCTTCATAATATTGCAATGCGCCGGGTCGAACCTGGTTTTGTAATTTTTGACCCTACTTGGGTATCTGATGATGATGATGAATGCGAAAAGGCCTGGGAGGTCTTTCACCTAACAGCTGAGGAGATTGCTGAGAAATACAATGTTATGAGCCCTCTGCTTGATGAACAGATCAAACTGGAGCGTTCTTCTGGCGTAAGCTATATTGAGAACCATCTTGACCCTAATAATATCGTAATGATGGAAAAACGAGGTCATCTGCATCGTGTCATTGAGTGTCATTACATTAAGAAAATCAGAACTACCAGGGTAATCGGACAACGTATGGATTCTGAAAGATGGATTCCATTCCCCATTACTGAGGAAAAGGCCAAGCTTGAAAAGTATATGGTTGATAATAATATCGATCCTATGACTATGCAGGATTCCCCATATACGGACAGAATCCACAAAATCAAATCTATTGCTCCTGAAGTTATACAGGAAAAGATGCTTGAACATGGTGTTTCAAGGGTTCAAACAAAGAGACTGCCCTATATTCAGCTTACCGCTAATAGAGCATTTGGTCAGAATAAAGGTATAGTTGATGACCTTTTTGACATCCAGCAGACGATTAATAAGCGTGAATCTAAACTTACTGATATGATTTCGACCGCAACCGGCGGCGGTAAACTGGTCAATAAAGATATGTTTGATACCCAGGTTAAACGGGAGAGATTCCGTAAGCACGCAAATGACCCCGGGTATGTAGAGTTCGTTGACGGAGATGAGCTTGGGAAGGAAAGAGCGATCCAATATATCAATTCCGCACAATATCCTTCCCAAATCATCGAACAACTTAACAGGATGTGGGAAATCGTTGACCGTGTATCCAAAGTGCCGGCAGCACTTGAAGCTATTTCTGAAAACGCAAATGAATCTGGCATTCTCTTTGAGAGGAAGATTCAGGTCGCTAGAATCAATACAATAACCTTATTGAACCGTATAAGCGATTTCTATAAGAAATGTGCTGAAGGGTATTACTGGCAATGGCAGACTGCATACAATGGCCCAGAACGCTCTTTCTCCACTTCTAATGGTAAATATATGGCTACTCTCAATCGGAGAGTATTTAACCATGAGGACGGAAAGGTTTATATCGAGAACAGGCCTGACCAGATTCCCAGGTGCCACGTTATCTGTACAGAGGCCAAGTCCTCACCTAATAAGGTTATCCGGGACAGGGCTATTTATTCTGAGCTGTATAATTTAAGCACCCAAACGAACCCAGAATATGCCAGTTTCTTTTTTGAACTTATGCTGGACACCATGGATCTCGATGATGAACATAAACTGAGATTGAAAGAAATTTCCACATTGCAACAGGTTCGAGATCGCATGAGATTAACAACGGAAATGGCAAATCTCGATGCTACAGCAGCTCAATCAAGCCTCGTAGGAGTTCAAGCAAAATTAGGATTACAACAAATATTAGCGAAAATCAACCAACAACAACCTCAACAACAACCTCAACAGATACCAGAAGATGAAATTCAAAGTCAAGGTGGTGACCCATTACCAATGGAAGAAGCTCCCATGTCTGAGAATGAATTGCCTGCTGAAGAGCCAGCTATGTTGGCCGCCGACCAGGTTTAATCCACAAAGGAGAAATAGATGCCGATTACTTTCAAGACAGAAGAAGAGAGAGCTGAAGCCCTCAGCAAGATCTCCTCCGATCCAGCAGATGCACCCGTTGGAGTAAAAATTGAAGATTTCATGCAGCAAAATGAAGACAAACTTGATGAAATAATGGATGCGGAAATAAAACCAGATGAAGAACCCGACCCTAATAAAGGCGATGGCTCTGATAGTGACTCGATTCCAAGCCTTGAACCGGACAAAAACCCAGCAGCTACTCCAAATCCAGCACAGGCCACTAAACCTAAGCCTGATGACGGAGACGGCGGAACACCGGATGATACGGATGTTGCTCGTTTACAAAGACGGAATGAAGCCCTGCAGGAACAGCGTGATCAGTTAATGGCTGACCATTCTAATGATATTTCCAAATTGCAGCAACAGATCGATGACCTGAGAAAGAGCAAGCCAAGCCCCTCAGATGGAAAGACAGACGATGACTCTCTGCCTATTGATACCGAAATATCTGTTGTCCAAAACGAAATCAAAGCTCTTGAAGACTTTATGAACAATGGTGAAGTGGATGTCTTCGATGAAGAATCTGTCAAAAAAATGCGTAAACTCAATATGCTCTCCATTAAACTCACAGGTCTGGTCAGCAAACGTAGTCAGCAGATCATCAAGCTTCAGCAAGATGAAATCAATGATATCAAGAAAACTCAGAAAGTTGAAAGAGATAACGAACAACGCAAGAATAATCGCAAAACTATGTTCAAAACTATTGAGCAATTCAGAGAAAGTGTTCCTGAGCTTCAGGGCCGGGCTTATGCCGACATGGATGCTGAATATACAGACTTTGGCCGTGAAATAGCATCTCTCTGGTTTGACATTCCTATCAGTAAAGTAACTCCAGAAAATGTTGAAGTAGCTGTTAATAAATATGTTAAAAAAGTTCCCGAACTTATGGAAAGAGTTTATGCCAAAGGTCTTCAAGCTCCTAAAGATTTGGAAAAGTACGTCATTATAAGTGATGTTCATGCTCTCCGTATGGGCTTTGTCCTTGATAAGAGAACTGGCGAATGGAAACAAATGACTGATTCTCGTGGCAAGAACGTGGTCTTCCCAAGTTTAAAAGCTGCCTGGAACCATTACAAGGAGGAGAACACACTACCTAAAGCTAATAAGGTCGATAAAGAGAACAAATCAGCCAAAGGTATCATTGATGCCATCACCAAAAGAGCTAATGCTGTCGAGCTTGATGGTAGTCATAAAGAGACAGACATCGTTGAAATGAGTAAAGATAATGCACAAAACATTGTTGCAAAGTACTCAGAAGAATATATTTCACTGATTGCAAGAAAGAATTTCGATAATCCGATTGTTACAGAGTACAATAAAGCCTTAAAGGCTTTGGATATGGCAACTCTTGATCGTGAAGATTTTGAATAATGAATAACTATTGCCACATGGTAGAACGCTTCGAGCGTAAACAATTCCATTTAAAACGAAAGGAAACACTATGGCCGTATCAACCATAGAGGGTATCCCTCAAAGTGTTCTTCCTGCTGGCAGTCGCCTTACGGGGTATGATAAGAAACTTCGAATTCGCGCACAGCTGACAGACATCTACGTAAATCTCACTGGACTTTACCGGCGTTCCGGTCAGGCCATTCCGAATGCTATCTATATGACGCTGGACGAAATGGGTCAGGCTTCCAATGAGAAAATTACCGTAACCATGAAGCTGCCGCTTTCTGGTGGGGTAATCACAGGTAACAGGCGCCTCCTGGGTAACGAAGTCGCGCCTACCACCAAAAACGGTTCAGTTTACCGGAATAACTATAAGTTCGCAGTACGGACTGAAACTTATAACACTCGTGAACTGGATCAACGGGCTTATGGCCTCTTCGACATGCACGTGAAAGACCTCGGTACTCACGCCGCACAGTTCGAAGGTTATCAGATCCGTCAAGCTATCATCAAAAAGTATCCCCAGGATATGATTGATGGTGATCTGGCTGGTGTTATTTCCCAGCAATGGAACCCCAACGTATTCGTTGCCGGCGCGACTGATGCAAATCAGCCTTCATACGACACGGATAATCAGAACTTCATCAACAATATCGTAGCTTCCATGTATTCTGTTGGTGGTGAGCTTGATAATGTTCAGGCCGGTGCTCCCACTTTCAGGATGATGAATAAGATTGCCCTGTCTGCCCTAAACAAGAAGCTTATGCCTCTTGAAATTGAAGGCCAGCAAGCTTTCGTTCTGGTAGTGAGTCCTCAAGGTGCTTCCATGTTCGCTGATCCCACAATGGGCGGCTCAGGTGCCACGACTTCTATGGGTCAGGTCTGGGTTGATTTTAACCGCCTATCTGAAAAAGTTCAGAATTGGTATGGTATAATCGGCAAATTTGTCAGTTCCATCGGCGTATGTCTGTACGTTGTGGTTGATGTCAAATGTCCTTCTTGCGAGCCCGGTGGCTCCTCTGCTCCATATACTCTGACCCCAAGGTATATGATTGAGGGTGACATCGATAATCGTCAGAATACGACTTCCGGTGAAACCAAGAACAAAGATGTTGGCGTGCTGCTCGGTAAGGGTGCCCTGGTTAAATGGGAACCTGAAAAGCTGCACATGGTTAAGCATGAGGATGATTACGGTCGTATCCTCGGTACCGGTTATGCTGGTGTCCGTGGCGTACAGCGTCTTGAGTTCGATGCCACCACAGCAACCAATACCTCAAGGGAATACTACGGATCCATGCTGGTTTTCATGGATCGTTACACATATTAACCAAAACTACAATTCGTGGAGAGGGCTTCGGCCCTCTCCATTTAACCTTTAAGGAGTTATCATGATACAGGATCTTTCAGAAGACAGAGGATTTGTCGAACTGGCTGAAGCAAAACGCCAGGGTCACAAGTTCATGAAGATTTACCTTCACCGTTCCAAAATTCCTCGGCAACAGTCAAAGTTCATTATTTCTGGTGCAGTCACCCTAATAGGTGTTAAAACTGGTCTGGATGAATACGGCGGCGAACAATACCATTTTGAAGAACGCCGTGGCGATTCTATGGTTTTTGAGTTTGACCGTTCAGAAAGGGAATTTATCTGTTATCTGTATGATGACCCTGGCCATGGATACTTTTCTCCATCCGGCTACAATAGAGATTTATTGGCAACTCATTTTAATCAGAGTTACTTTGTCATCAAAGACCCTAACCTTTATGCAGATGTCAAGTTAAGATATGAATACATTCAGAAGAATCCTCCGAAGAAGCTCGTGGTTAATCACCATCAGGGTATTGTTCCAAATCTTAATAGCGGCTCCACCGTTACCGAGATTAATAACCAGATTGAATTCCTCCAGCAGAGGAAAGAACAGCTTATCGAAATGGATTCTCAGATCATAAATGAAGATGAAACTCGTGAGCAGGCTTATGAAAAAATGAAAGCAGAACGTGAACTGGGAAATGAAGAGTCTGAAAAATTAGCATTCGAGCCTCCTGTTGAC